ATGAAATAGGGGGGGTATGTTGTCCGCGACCCCTCCCCCGGTAGGTATCGGATTGGGGGATTTGAATATATACTGGCCCCCGGGATACCTAACAGGAGAGGGATCAGGAACAGCAAACGAATTGGCATTCAAATGTCAGACTTCAAGCACAAACTTTGTGTCAACGCCTGTCAAATTCAGAGAAACGATTTCATCAATAGCTTCTTCCTGAATTTCCTCTTGCATTTCAGAAGGAAGATCAGCTGATGAAGTAAGCCAAGCGGCAAGACGCTCTGAACTATTGTATCCTTTCATGTGATCGAAGTCCCACCAAGCACCAAAGTCGTTGACTGGATCATGTGGATTGTCGGTTGTTGTCAATCTAACAATTTTGGACATAACTGTTTCCTCCTTTCTTTATGCTTTTGGCAGGTTCAAAGCATTCATTAATGTTGTAACTGAGACACCAAGTGCTTGCGCAACTTCGTATTGAGTTGCATTTGGACGTGAAAGCATGGCGCGAGCTCTTGCCCGTTTTGCAGGGGATAAGCCGTTCCATGATTTCGGTAAGGCATGCTGCTTCACATTGTCTTTATCCGCCTCACGAAGGATTGCTTTCAATCTGGACGGGCGGAAAGCGCCGGCCTGTATCGCTTCCCATTCGCGATCTGTAAACTTGATGCTTGCTTTTTGCACGCCTTTTTCTTTTCTTGCGCGATTGTCACAGCGAGTTTTCGCCTTTTTACGGTCATCATCACTCATGTCCGGATTCTCACGCTCAATGAGCTTGAACAAATGATCGGAATAAGCTTGCGCAATGCGCTGAACGGGCTTATTCGCTGTCGCAGTCAGGTATTTGATGTTGATGTCTTCAACTTCTTTAGCGTATGTCTTCGCTGCGCTGGGGCTATACTCCGGATCACCCAGGGAGATTGCCGTTTTCCGGGCTTCGTTGGCAAGCGCTTTCAAACGGTTGGCATGATTGGCGTAGACTTCCTCAATCAGATAGCCTGACGACAGTTTATGAGCGTCTTTCTCTTCCGCCATCTTCGTGCTTCGATTCGTGACTCTGACAATCTTACCGGTGGGGACCTTAATTCCGGTGTCGGGGTCCCGTTTATATAACATCCTGGTAGCTCCGGTCTCTTCCCAGAGCTTTTCTCCTGTCTTCGGATCAATATAAATCCGCCTCTTGGTAACAGGATCCCATTGCCCTTCCTTCCGATCATAGACATACACCCGGCTTTTGGCCTGAGATATCAATGTGCTAGCCCCTTTGAGGGCCCCGTTCTTCTCAGACACGCCCTGATAAGTCCTTTTCAACTCGGCGATCCCATTATCTTCATACGAAGTCTTCCAATCCAGGTTGTGTTTCTCCGCATCGATGACCGTCATCGAATGGCGAACAGCCCTTGCGATCTCGGCTGTTGGGGCATCCTTGATCGTCATATCAGTAATGAGATTGGAAACCTTGCCCATCTCCGCCTGCGTATCAAAGCCGTCGTATATCACTTCTCCGCGTTTTGCTTTTTCCCGATCTTCCCTCGATGTCGGTTTACCGGTCTTGACGATCGAATCATCCGGACGGCGGTAAAGTACCTTCGGCTCGTAACCTTTCAGCTGGTCCAAAGCAGGGCGGGAGCGGATGTCTCCAGTGTCATTCGGAATAACGGTCACTGTATCTCCGTCAAAGTCTGCGCCGGACAATTTGGCAGCAACGGATGGGTGAATACCAACTGCGTCCTTTGCCTGACCAAGGATCGACTTGGCTTCCGGAACATTGTTGTTTACGGTCAACTCTGCAATCTCGAAAATTCCGCCATGCGGATATCTGATACATGCCACACGGGATCCATTCTCGTAGTTCGGTGCGTAAATCTCATTCTCTTTCATTCCGGGAAAAGGGAGGATGACATGACTCGCCGAACCGGGTATGGCAGCTGCTTTCAAATTAACCGCAGCAGAATCACAGGAGTCCGCAAACTGTATAAGCTGATCGTACTCCACCGCTTTATTCGTCAGAGCCTTGATCTCTTCGAAGTCTTCCTTGCGGCGCTCGAAAGAAATATCCAACTGGCGCTGGGCAAGAGCAGGACCCTGCTTGGACAGCATCTGGCTGGACAGGGTTCTTCCCCACTGCTGCCAGTTTCCTTCCTCATTCACGATGTTCAGTACGGACAGCTGCCGATTACCGTCTTTATCAGTGTAATGACGCTGACAAAGGATCAACTCGGGTTCGGAAGACTCGTCGTCCGTGCGAATGGTCGCTCCGAATGGATTGTCCGGATCATCCTTGATCTTTTTAAAAACTTTATCACTTTCAGCTTTTGTCTTATTTGTGTTGTACACGATATCATACCCGTCCGGGATGTTGTCGGAGTACAACGCCATGCCCTTCATATATTTATCGCCATCCACCAGGATACGCACCTGGGCATAATGCGCGTCCTTCAGGCTGATGTCGTCGACGCCGCGTCGAAGCTCGATTACACCATCCTTTTCCACCCCCCCTCTCTTATGATCGTCAGAAGTATAATTTATGTATATTCTCTTGCTGTCGATACTCTTAGGCGGCTCCACCTTTTGAAAGGTTTCGCCACCGTCCTCAGTATAATATCCTTTATCAATTGTCTCAATTTTGTCGAGCGCGTTATAAGCGTCTTTATAGGTGGAGCCCTTAGGCCCAACAACAGTCACAACCGTTTTGTTGTGCGTGTTTCCCTGCGGAACTCGGAGCTGAAACACAGGATATCCACGAGCTTCCAGCTGATTGATGGCATTGGCCATCTTCGTGGAGCTGATCTGAAGCCGTGCTTCGCTGCCCTTTCCAACCTCTATGAATCCACCGCTTTCCTTCACACGGGTTTCGATCAGATTTGCCGTCGAAAGTGAACGGTCTTTCCGATTCTGCACCTCCTCATTCAAGAGACTGCGAACCGTGTTGTCACTCAGTCCCATAGCGCGGCCTATCGCAGAATAACCCCATCCTTTATCCCTGAGCCGTGTCGCGCGCTGAACGTTCCTCCTTCGGATATCCGCGCCTGCATTCGAATACAGGGCATTCATCTTTCGGATTGACATGTGCTTATTCGGACCGTCACTGATACTTTTTGCGATATCCTTTTTACTGATCCCCTTATCCAGCTGGCTTTTGACGAATTTGTAGAAATTTTCAGAGCGCTGATAAGGATTTTCTCCCGATCCCCAGGGGTATCTTCCTGAATGCCTCGGGGTGCCGTAATGCTCAGCGGCTTCTTCCCCTTCCTGGAGTGCGCTCCAGTCTTCGTCATGATCGGCCATGATTAATCCTCCTTGTTCATCGTTTCTATGACTTTGTCCGATTCGATGATTTTATCCATGATAGCCCGAATCGCTTCCGCTTCAGGCTCCTCTACCAGAACTTCGCCGCTTTGATAGATGCGGAGCTCAATTGAAATGTCTTCCGGGCCACGGATTCCGAGCTCTAACCCATACTCCAACAGAAAAATGGCAGCGTAGATCTCAAGCTGCCACATATGGGCCGGTATATCGCCGGTTTTCAGATCGTGAATCCGAAGAAAACGCTCGCCATGTTTTTCCATGTAGCTGATAGAATCCGCTGTTCCAAAGCAATTCGGAGAGTAGTAGAGCGGCTGCTCAGCTCTCATCCGATATCCAATGGCGTCATTAATGTACATGTTGACTGTGTCATTGTTCTTCGGCTGTCTTCGCTTCAAGCGTATGGCTGTAGCCGCGTACTCATGCAGCTGCGTACCGCGGATCGTCGCTTGCTGTCTCGAATACGTATCGCGCAGCTTGTCTTCCGAGTAATTCAGCCAGTGATACTTGCTCGGGCTTAGGAAAGCGTGAAGTCCCTCAATTTCTGAATGACTGTTCCAATGCATACAACACCTCCTCTCTTGTCTCCGGGGATATCAATGACGCAAACGACATCTGTGACATCTCCGTAATGTAGTAATCCTGATTCGGTCTGACCGGAGCATTGGCCGATCGCTTGCATTCCAGAGCAGCCCAATGCCTTCCATACAGAACAAGGAGATCAGGAATTCCCTGAATATAATTCGCATCGCTCTTCATCACGATGCATCCGGGAAAACGTCGCTTAATCTCTGCGATCAGCTTTCCCTGAAAGTCACGTTCTAACAGAGCAGCCATCACCTTTCGAAAAAAGAATAAGACAGAAAGGGCTTTCGCCGGCCGCCAAGGAGGAAGCGAGTTTGTGGTGGGGTGTCCGCGCCGGAAAGGAGTTGGAAAGCAGCGCGAAAGCTCGCTTGATAAAACGGCAGGCGAAAGCGAAGAGGGGTAAAAATACCAATAAAAAGCGATATTCTACTCCTCTCATTAACAGACGTTTTTTTTTCGCGGATATAATACGTGAATATGACCCATTATATTTGATTTCCAGATTTATTTAAAAGTTTATCCCCTTTATCCTTATCCATCCAACTCACAGACCTCTAAATAAAATTATTTTTATCTTCATCATGCGTACCAGCGTGCCAACCATCTTTATCTGGAGTATAGTACATTATGCCTGACCGAGAAATTTAGCTTCGTTGAACACGCGCTTATGATCGAGCGCCCTTCGGATCGCAATATCAATCGGGGACGGGGAAACAAGGTGATAATAGTAAAGCTTGGCATATGGCGTATTCATCCTGTCTGTACGTCCGGCTGCCTGAACCATTACCTTGTATGAATAATTCTGGCTGAAGAAAACGATGGTATCCGTAACCGTGCAGTTCCAGCCTTCTGCACCAGCCGTATACTGCACGAGGTATATCCACGAATCTGTATCCGGGATATGCTCATGCTTCTGGCCGTTCCATTCTGAGCATGGAATTCCTTTCCCTATAGCCCAGCTCCTCAGAATATCCAACTCGTAGTTGAAATTGTAAAAGACGATCAATCGCGGATGCGTTTTGTAGATTCCATCAAGCGCTTCTATTCGGCTTGGATCAGCGTTCACAACCCGCCGAAGTGCATAGCACACCGCGCCTGCATCCTGAAGCGGCTTGTCGTTCCAAATATCCCACCGATCGGAAAAGACCCTGAGAAAAGATGGCTTGTCATACGAGCACGTCATATTTATGTGGCACGAATCAGTGGACTTTTTATAGTCCATCTGCACAAGGACTTCTCTGCGATATTTCAGAAGCTTTCCCGAATTGATGTATCGGTCCACTTTCGGATACTTGGTGAAACGTGAATAGATCACATGTTTTCTGGAAAAGTCCGTACGGTTCCTGAAATATCCATTGGCAATGAAAACCGGAACGTAATCCATCCATGTGTCTCCAGGTGTTGCGGAAAGAAGAATCCACTTGTTCTTCTTTGTTATGCTCAGAAACGACTTGACCCATGTGCCGTTGCCTACGACGCGCTGCTCGTCGAAAATGAAGAAAGCGCCATCAATATCAATGTATTTATGGATGTTGTTCCAGCTGTCCACGTGCATCGACACGCCGTACCATGACGCAGAGGAATCAGAAGACAACAGAAAGGGAGAGCTTTCACTCTCCCAATCCATTGTATCCCGTTTTCTGGCGGTTGTAATGATATATAAATCGCGCGGTTCGGTCATCTGCAAGCGGCTCTCATCGAACGTGCCTCCGCAGTCCTTGATATAGTATGCAAGTGCCGTTCTGGATTTTCCGCTTCCAACGCCGCCGCAAAGGATACATCCGTTATGCATCCTTTGAACCGCATCTTCCTGATGCTTAAATAGCGTCACCAAGGGGCATCCGCAGCTTCCGAATCTTCACCATATTTACTGGCGAATTCGTCTTCTTCAATTGTCACGTACATGGTTTTCAGATAAGCGGACACGCCAGCTGCACCTCCGTCGTTTTTCCATTCATACGGATGGAGCACCATATCGGCGTTTGAAATCTCGGCGGCATCAAGCAAACCAACGCTGCTTTCATCCAATTGCACCTTGTTTTTCCTGGTAACCAATACGATCTTTGGCGGATACTTCGAATTAAAATTAACCTTCACCTTCAGCATCGGCGTCGGATCGTCGTATTCATCATTGCCTTCCAGATATTTAACATTCCAACCGGCAGCGCGAAGACGCTCTGCGTTGTCGCTGTCGAGGAATATCACAAAATTCCTGTCTCCAGCAGCGTTGAATTTCCGCTGCTCGCCGGAGAAATTACGAAACCGACCATACGGGATCCTTACATTTTCAAGAACCGCATTTTCCATTGTTCAATACCTTCCTTTTTATTGTTCAGGGGCGATGCAGAACGATTCGGCATCGCCGTATTTCGATAATTCTTTCTTCGCCTCGTCAACAAGCCTCGCAAAATATCCAAGATGAACGTCATCAAGGTTCCTGCATTTTTCAAAATCCTCTGATTCCATCCACCGGTACCCTTTTGTCCCTGTTGCATAGCTGACTTTTGCATCCTTGATTCGGACCAGCTCGCCTCCACCGACGCCATCCTTTACTGGAACAAACGACCCAACCTTTCCGACAAACTCATAGTTATGCTGTCCTTCAGGCAGACCTTCATTCATGTCGAGATACAGAGCAGCAGATACGGCCTTTGTTTCGCACATGTCGCGGAAATCAATCTTCTCATGCGTAAACAGCGTTTTGTACACATACGGATGCTGAAACTGCTCGCCTGTGGCGATCCATTCGCCGGCATGCTTTCCGCTCTTTCCGTATGCAATATATACCGCCTTATTAACCAGGCACATCCTGTCATATACGGACTCGAGTTCAAACGTATACCCATACATCTTCCCATAGTCCATGACAAATTGAATGATCTCTGGCGTAGCATCGGGAATCTTGATCGAATCTGTTTTAATATGGGCCACTTTAAAACCTCTGGACTGAACCTGATGCTTCAGGTTGACCATGAAAAGAGCGCCGCGTTTCGCTACGATGTTGTCAATGTTCCGTACATCCCGGCACGGATTATCAAACTTCGCTGCCGTCATTCCATACACGGAATTGATCGCAATCTTAAGCGCTCCGGACAAATTGTCCGCCAAGGCTTTTTGCTCTTCTTCTGATTTGTTCTCGATTCCTTCGAGAAATGGGGCCAATTGCCCGTCCAGAACTTTCCTTGCCTCTTCCCAATTGTGGTGCTTAATATCAATCCTAGCATTAAGAATGCCCTGAAATCGCGGTGTGTATTCAGGCCCAAACAGCTCTTCCGCCACGATTGAGGATGGGTGCATGGAAGCTATATCCAACAACGCCACATTCCAATACATGCCTGGCTCAGAATAGACGTAGCCGCCTTCTCCTACTTCTTCACCTCGATATGTACTCACACCAAACGCATACTTGTACCCGGGAAAGACGGGTCTTCCTTGCGCATCGAACGCCGTGAACGTATCATCAGCGAAAGGCAAAGTATAAGTTTCTATACCCTCATCCGCCCCAAGAAAACGATAGTTAAAGCTGGCTTGCGGCGTTCTGTTCTGTCCAAATATAAAACGACTGGTCAACGTATTTGTTGTATCGTTCACGGTCAATCCAGTCAGCCGTGCAAGAAATTGCCTCGCGATCCAGTCAGATTGGCGTGCGTTAAACACTGCCTCTGTGGCCAGAACATCATTGTCACAATATTCCGCTACTTTTGTCCACAACTCTTTCGGAACCGGTTTGTCCCAGGGAAGCCCAAGCTCTTTATGATGGATGCCGATATCAATTTCCCATTTCTTGAGACTCTGCTTGGTGGAACAGAAATCGTAGACGTCCGTGTAACTGAGATTGTACGCTTCAGAAAAGCCTTTTGCGCCTTCTATAAGCCGCTGGCTGACAGAGTATAGTTCTGAAATGGGCTTGCCGATGTATCTGGCGTAAAGCATATGATTGTCATAACGCCTGCAATTGAATCCGACAAGACGATAGACAAACAACTCCTCGATATCAGATGGAGATGGATTGATCATCCGGACACAGGGCATGCCGACTCCAGCGTATTTCCAGTTCACAAGGAATAAAGCCTCATTGTTTTCATCGCCCGGAAATACTTCGACGTCAAAGAAGACCATCGGGCTTTTTTCTGATTCCCGAACCGCTTCGCTTGGCTCATCGCTGGAAAAGCGCATATTCATGACCAGCTTCAAACAATAATCGGCGTGATTGGTCGAGTTCGCAGCAAACGCCATAATGGCCGGACGAAGATCTGTCACGTCGTAATGAAGTCCACTGTTGTAGGCATCTTCCAATATTTTTGCAATGAAATCCACGCTTGGCTTTGTCCCTGGATGAATCTCTTTTCTCAGGTTCCTGGATATCAATTCCCGAAGCTTCTTCTCGCTTTTCACAGCGTCTTTGTTAATCACTTTGACCTCCTTTTTCGGGAGGCCGGATGAAATGGTTGCCATCGGGATCTTATTACATTTCGAAAGCCTCCTTCGCAAACTGCTCTTTCCGTTGAACACTTTGACTTCTATGCCGGGCGCGAACACAGGGCTTAATTCGTTCGGATCCCCGACATATATGTAATGAAGATGAATTCCTTCCCCGCCTTTTGAGAATTCAGCATAAGTTGAAGGCCATTTTGCCGCGGCTTCCAGATTCAGCTTTTTACTTTTCTTTCCGCTCTCGTCCTTCAAGTCAAAATCAATTACGATGTGGTGATTGTCGGGCACAAGGACGTAATGCGTTCTGCTCGTATCCAGATCCTTCAGTTTTGTCGTAACTTTACTCCAAGCGCAGGAAGGCGTCCCATCATCTTTTGCGTATTGAGCAGGACAGTCTGCATACAGAATATCCAACAGGCTGGATGAACAATCGATCGTAAAGCTCGGCCATTCGGATTCTTTCTTCTTAACAGGCTCAGACTTTCTGAATTTATCTTCCTTCAGCCCGCTGTACCAGTTTCTGACCTGCTTGCCATCCACTCTGGTTACCTCGCTGAAGTCCGTGAAGTAATTCTTCAATTCTTCCCTGAATTTGTACTTTGGAAGTCTGAACTCTTCTGTCCCGCTGTCACTGCAATAAGCCTTGTACATGTCGTATGCCTGTTTCAGCGACAATCCGTTGCGCTCTTTAATTGCCGGAATGGAATCCTCCACGAAATTGAAGAATGCATCTGTCTTGAATATCATTTGGATGGGACGGTAGCGATTATAGGCCGACTTACCCATGGATTTGTACACTTCCAGGCAGTGATAAGCGATCGCCCCAAGCTCAAAATTGATCTTGTTCATGATCTCTTCGTAATGAGCAGGTTCGATCAGTCTGCCGCTCGGGGATACGTCGATCAAACGACGGATGATGCCTGACTTGGCGTCCGTGATCTTAACCGGCTTATTCGTTGCCATGAACAAAAAGCAGTTGATTCTTGACGTATAGCTCGGCTTATACTTTTCGTTCATCGTCATTTCCTCATGGGAAACAATCGAATTCAACTTTGAATTGTCTTCAATCCGGCTAAGATCGCCGTCATGCTGAAAAGCAACCAACGGATTATCCTTGAACACTTCAGTGGAAAACGCATTCGACGACGACACTAATGCCTTCGCTTCAAACGTCGTGTAATATCCAACAAACAGCTTCTGGATGATCTTGATGATGGTCGATTTTCCTGTTCCTGCTTCGCCATACAGTACAATAAATTTTTGTATGTTCTTGGCGTCTCCGGCTACGATGGCTCCTATCGCCCATTCGATCTTTGCACGTTCTTCTGGATCATACAGAGTGGATATCAATTCATCCCACGCGCTGTAATCGCCTGGTTCCAACGCATATGGCAGACGCTTGGTAACATAGTCAGATTTTTTTACATCTGTGTTGGCAAAGGTCAGTTTATCGTCCAGCTGAGCCTTGCTGTCCGGAAGCGTAGCCATGTAATTTTGAAACTGACGCCAACTCCCGGACGAATATTGGTTCATTGCAAGAACGCGAATGGACTCCCCTTCCGAAATGGAAGATTCGATCTCTTTTCGTTTAGCAAACAATTCGTTGTCAATCATTCGCCTTGCATCATATTCGTCCGTGGACCATAGCCCTTTGTCCGGATCCCATACGGCCCTGAAGGATTTACCCCTGATCAGAAGATCCGTACTTCGATCGACGACAAACTCCGGATATAATTCAATCTCGCCTTTCTTCCTTCCGACTCTTCGCATAATTCTGCAAAAGTCCAAAAGCCTGCCTCCTTTCTTAAAAAGTCTTGGTGTGACACTTGTGACAGATTTTTTTGCTGAAAAAGACTTTTATAAATATCATTATTTCTTTCAATCTAAGTTTATAGAAAAAAGTGTAACAGTGTCACAAAAGCCTTTGAAACCCTTATTTTTCCTAGGTTTTTGCTGTTACACTTTTCATTTGAAACTGTCACAATGTTACACTTTTCTGTCACAAAAATGATCTGACGTTTTGCTTCTTCCTGTAAATTCAGCATCGCTGTTCAAAAGTGTCACACATAAAGAATCAATTGTGCATATAATTCTCGATCAGATACCTGTTTGCCTGAACCCAGATCTCAACTCGCCTCATGTCTTCCGGCGGATTTTCCAGAGGAAACAGTGAGCCATATCCATCCGCATCATACTCGCGAGCTAACATTCGGTCGACAACATCTGCAAAGTCCCTTGACGTGTCTGTTTCTGTCAATGTAAGGTTCGTAAACATTTCCCAAAACCATCTCTCCGGAGTTGTCGTCTCAAGCCATCGATACGTCGCATTTGTCATCGACTGGGCGAGGCCAATCATCATCTCAAGAACTGTACATGGTCCGGACAGCGCTTCCTCAATCTCCTCAATCTCATTCGGGTCATTGGTCTGATCTTTCGCGTAGATGTTTCGAAGCTCCTGTCCTTTGATTCCGCGATCGGCATCATTTCCAACCAGATCGTAGAAGTCCTTCTCCCATAAAATTTGCAAACGGGAAAGGACGTAAAGCGTTCGCTGAGGCCCTTCGACCCCAACGAACGCCAGCAGCCATTCGAAATAATTTTCGCGCTCATCCATTCCCTATGAGTCAACCGTCCTCTCCAAGTACCTCAACACGATAACGTCCGGCATGGCAATTCAGCATAAACACAACGCCGAGCAGATCGTTCCGTACGTACAGGGCTTCTGCCTGCTCGATCTTCTCTTCCGTATTGCCCAGTTTCAGGATATCATGCCGATAAGTCTCAAGAATCCCGGAACCGATAGCCGTATCTCCTTCCGTGAAGATCTCGCTCGTCGCACTGTCGCAGATCACATCGTCTCCAAGCCACCAGTCGAGAAACACCTGCCGCATTTCCGGCTCCTGCTCCGGAACCCTGTCAAAGTCGTCCTCCGAAATGATAATTGGAACATCAATCATCGGTCGATCGTCTGTCGGACTTTCCGCCTCGGCCTCCTCTGTTTCGGTTTCACCATCAGGGTCAACAACCATGTTGTCGCTTCGTTCAGACGGCGGTTGCCAATTCAGGCGCTTCTTTTCAGGTTTTTTCTGTTCGACTTTCTTTTGGTCTTTCTTAAAAGGATGTTCATCAAGCCACCCTTTCCCGAGCCAGCCGACAGCAGCTCCTCCTACAAAGCTTCCAACGCAGCTGAGCACAAAAGTCATTTTACTCATTTATCTTTTCCCCCTCTTTTTTCTGTGTAGCACATTCCTGTAAAAATGGTCGTACATACCTTGTTTCTGAAGAAAGTCAATGTGCGAGTCCAGATATTTTCTTTTGCGTATGTCCTCTGTTTCTTTCTTGTACGCAATATAATTCTCGCATCTGGCATGGCATGTCGTTTCTCTTTGGCCACAGCCATAGCAAGGGCACTTCATTTTCCAGCCTTCTTATACAAGTAAGTAGAATTGAACCGCAGCGGATATCCATCAGCTCGGTTGTTGATCCAAGGGAAAGGTTCTCCAGTTGACCTGTCAATGATACCAAGATCAATGAAATGATCTGATTCCGGATCATTCCTGTTCCAACCGCGGACAATCATTTTCTGTTTTTCCTCTTTTGTCATCGGAACATATCCAATAGCCCTAGCTACGTCAAGCTCAGAAACGATTCCGTCCTTGCGCAGCGTCAACCGACTTGTCTGATCGCTTTGAACCCGCTTCAGGAAGTTCACATTGACAAGGAGTTGTCCTGGACGGAATGTTTCACATGTGTTCTCGCTGAACCAGATATCACAGTCATCGATGGCGGACGAGCCTGGAACTATACTGGTTTCTTTCTTCGTAGTGTACTCGCCCGTTTCTTCGTCAACGACATCCTCAACATCTGTTACCTCAATTAATCCGTTTCGGATCTTGTCGTATGCTTCTTTTCCAAATTCGGATATCACGCCATCGACAAGATGCTTCTCACTTGCCTCCTTCGCCGTAAGAGCCGCACCAAGACCAATGATTCGGTTCGTGTTCATCCCATGACCTTTAAGAACCATTCCGGTTCCGACGATCAGCATACCAGCCGGAAGCGCATAGTGCTTGATCAGCCCCCAACCAGTTTTTCTTCTCTGGATCCATTTATCTTTCTTGTATTCTTCTTCCGTGTAAGGTCTGCTTGTATCGAGGAGCCCGTTGTGAGCGTCTTCGATTTTTTTCACGTTGTCGCTGTATTCATTAAGAATCTCATCCACAGTCAATGTCTGCTTTACTCCAATGACTGCTCCTCCAAGCATTGTAACTGTACCGCCAATCGTCAGAATCGCAGGTGCGTGCGCCTTCAGTGCAAACAAAATGCCAGACAAATTAATCATCGTTTTTCCTCCATTTTTCAAAAAGATAAGGAGCCGTATCTATTACAGCTCCTTTTCGTCAGGGTCAGTCTTTAACCATGAGTTTCAACGTTAGTTCATCAATCTTCTGCTTCAATTCTGCTTCTTCGGCCTCCCACGCCGCTTCGGCAATTGGAAACAGATCGATGAAGACCGATTCACTATCTTTGTCACCCGTTACCGCAGATATATAGATCGGTCTAATTCGATTTGTCACCTCCCGCCTTTCAGCAATCGCCTTCTTCACAGAGTTGAGAAGTTCAGTGATGTAATCCGTGTTAGTTTTCATGGTTTAACACGCTCCTTTCTACTATGGAGCGTTAATTTTTCTCGGATTTCAATGCTCTATGGTCGTAAAACGGTTTTAAGTTTGTCAATGCTCCGTCCTTGTAATCTGCGTAAACCTTACTCGGAGGAAAAACCCTCGGCATAATTGGAATCCAAGATATACCCGGCACGCAATATTCATCATCGTGCCTTACCATTGTAAACACTATTTCTGATCCCATTGGTAAAGTAACGATGATAGCTCTATGGGTGGGAAGCCATAGATCTTTCTCATAGGTTACGTGTATACTTTCTTTAAACTCGGGATACAAAAGACAAAATACATCAAAGATTTCCTTTGGCGTTTCAGCAGAAAAACTCACGGAATGCATCCTCCTTATTTCAGGTTACCCCTGCCGAGCAACTCCAAGATTTTTACATATTCTTTTATCGTCATCAATTGCCAATGATCTGCGTCTTTGTATATGAATATCAATATTTCTCCACCGTCGATTGTGACCCTTAATTCTGTTTTGCTGCCTCTTCCATAGTTCATCATCTTTTTGTCCAGATTTGGAAATCTGGAACGAAATTCTTCAAGAATATCAAAATCGTCTTTCATGCGATCTCCTTCAAACCGTGCTGGATTTATTCATAATAATCGTGAATTTCTCCGTCTTCCTCGTAAGGAAAATATACTCTGTACCCAGACCGAACAAGAATATCGGTTATGTCTTCGGCCAGAAACCCAATCTGCTCCATAGTCGGATTGTCAATACCGCACATAAGGGCCAATAAGTCACCCATGGCAGAATAAATCTTGTCAATTTGTTCCAGCTGAACAACAGAAAAATCGTCCATAAACAGACTCCTTTCGTGAACTTTTTCCTGAATATCAATAAATTTGCCGGGTCTCCAAAACCTTTGTTGAGGGTTCGAATCCTTCTGCCCCTGTTTTCATAACTGTATCCGTTATAAAAGGATACAGTTATTTTTTATTCAACTGTGCTGTCCGTGTTCGTCAAACCCGCACGCAGCCGCATTTCTAGCATTCTTTCTTCGTGAGCACGTTGTTCATTTCTATCACGGAACGTCCAGTAGTCAATCTCTGATTCATTACCAATATCTGTATGTTTCTCGTTTGAGACGGGATTCGGAACAGAAGCGGGTTTTGGAGGAGTTTCGATGGGGGCAATAGAAATTTTTGAATTTTCAAATACCCTTTCCCATACTTTTCCCGGAATTTGAGATATAATAACGCCCGCAGCCCCGCCAATGATGCCTTTTGCAACGCGAGGATTGTCAGCAATAGCTGTTCCGATCGTTTTGCATATGCTCATAATCTTTTCACCGGTCTTCAAAATAACGTCAACGGCTTTCTTTGGAATAAACAGCATGCTTTTTTTCTCCTTTCACTTTCCAGTTGTAGCTTGTATTTCTTCAGATGCGCTCTCGATTGCCCACTCCAAATAGACTTGCGCTTTTTTCAGATCCTCAGACCCGCCCTTTTTTCTCCATCTGGAAACGTACTTCATCACGTTTCCAAGGCAATAATCAGTGAACCCTTCCGTAGAGAGCGTGTCGCGAATATAATCGATTACTTCGATCTTTTTGTCCGCATAGTGCGATGGATGATGCACTGCGTCCCCGCCATTATGCATAACTTAGCTCCTCCTTCTTTTTCTTATACTTTCTCATTACTTTTTCTTTTTCTTCTGGCATCTGCTTATACGGAAGCGTTTCTACCGGGAATAAAGCAGGAAGTGTAGACAGTTCTTCAATGGTGAACGACGACAACGGTTTGAGCCTTACCTCTCCAGTGCTCGGGTCGTTCATTTTCAGTTTATGGACCCTATACCAATGAAATATGTCGTCCCCCAACTTTTCAGTGG